TCGATACGGGCGCGGTATACGGCACCTCGAATTACGGGCGCTTATTGCTCAAATACAACACGGACGGTCAAGGAGTTATAGACAACACCGCGCCGGATTACGAGACCGGGGATTTACCCGCGGATGTCGCTAAGTTGCAAAACGAAATGAACGAGTTGCGCCATACTGTATATAGCGCACTGACAGAAAGAGGTTAGAAATGGCTGTTAAACCTATTGTGTTCGGTAAAGATCTTCGACCCTCGACCGTTGAGGCGATCAAGAAAATCAACGAATTGGTATCGGCCGTCAACGACATCGACACAAGCGCTATCAACAGTTTGGTAACGGAGGTGAATAACTTGAAGAATACTGTCGCCTCTCATACGACCACCATCGAAGCCAACACTACGAGCCTTGAAGCGGTTAAGACAGAACAGGCATCACATACTACCGATATCGACAAGATAAAGGTAACGCTGTACACACCGCTTAAAGCCGACGAGACCACAGAATAGCCAAGGAGGTTTATTTTATGGCAACAACGCAATACATAGGAGCGCGGTACGTACCGCTATTTGCCGATCCGATTGAATGGGACTCCACTAAAACGTATGAACCGCTCACTATCGTTTACCACGAGGGCAATTCATATACATCTCGTCAATACGTTCCAGCTGGTAAGTTGTTGACTGATAATGCCTACTGGGCACTCACTGGTAACTATAATGCGCAAATTGAGCAGTACCGCGCTGAAGTGCAGACGTTTGATGTGCGAATCTCGAAAAACGCGGTTGATGTTGCGAGTAATGCAACCGCTATCGCAAACGAGGCTTCCCGCGCCACCGCAGCCGAAACCGCAATTGAAGGTAGCAAGGCACCTAACGACCACGCAAGCGAGACGGCTGCCTACGGTGTCGGCGACAGCGTTAACTACGGACACGTTCGACTGGCAACCGACAATACCCCGACTACAAGCGGGGCCCAAGACGGAATTGCAGCAACCCCCAAGCTGGTAAACGCGCTCGTCACGGACTTAAACAAGAAGTTCAACGTGCTCGTCACGGACTTAAAAGAGAAGCTCAACGCGCAAATCGCGACCAAAGCGGACCGTGTGGAATACGCGGGCAAGAAGCTCGTAACTATCGGTGACTCCATCATGTACGGTATGGGGACGTCCACCCCCGAGACGCAGAGCCTATACGCACAAATCGCGGCCATGCTGGACATGACCGTTTACAACTACGCGGAAAACAACGCAGGATTCACAACTAACGGATCTGGCACACACAAAGCGAACTATCTAAAGCAGTTGACCGTAGCACATGACGAACACCCGGACGC